CAATAAAATCAAATCCGCTACTAAAAATAACAGAAAACAAAATTCACTTCAAATACGAGGAAAAATAAAAATGGCACTTAGCTTTAAAAATACCAAAGGTAAAGCACAATCAAACAAAGTCGAATCTTACGAATACAAAGATGGCGAAAATACGGTCCGCTTAATTGGCGGAGTTCTTCCACGATACATTTATTGGCTGAAAGGCACTAATAACAAAGATATTCCAGTTGAATGTTTGGCGTTTAGTCGTGAAAAGGAGAAGTTCGATAACATTGAAAAAGATCATGTTACTGAGTATTTTCCAGAAGCAAAATGCTCTTGGAGTTATTCTGTAAATTGTATTGACCCTAAGTCGCAAAAAGTTGTGGCTCTTAACTTGAAAAAGAAGTTATTTGAGCAAATCGTTACAGCGGCCGAAGATTTGGGAGACCCTACTGACTATGATACAGGTTGGGATGTTGTATTCAAACGTGTAAAGACAGGCCCACTGCCTTTTAACGTTGAGTATACCCTGCAAGTTTTGCGTTGCAAAGCTCGTCCACTTACTGACGAAGAGCGCGCTTTGGCAGATGCCGCTAAATCTATTGATGAGAAATTTCCTCGTCCTACAGAAGCAGATGTAAAAGCCTTGTTGGAGAAAATTACTACCAATCAGGAAGATGATGCTGAAGGCGAATCTTCTGAGCAAGAAGCAGTCAAAGAACTAGGTTAAAACTTAAGCCCGCTAAACGAAATGCTTAGCGGGCTTTTCTGTCTCAAAGGCAATATGAAAATATTATTTACAGCTGACGTCCATATTAAATTGGGTCAGAAGAACGTACCTATTCAGTGGGCTAAAAATAGGTTCGATATGCTATGGCAACAACTAGAAGAGTTGCAATCAGAGTGTGATCTTTTTGTTATTGGTGGGGATGTTTTTGACAAACTACCCAACATGGAAGAATTAGAAACATACTTTGATTTAGTTAATCATTGCAAAATTCCCACAATTATTTATGCTGGAAACCATGAAGCAGTTAAGAAAGATACAACTTTTTTAACAAACCTAAAACAAGTTACTAATCGACTCAATCCGCAAGTAGAAATTATTGATGATTTTTACAAGCTAGAAAATATGGACTTTATTCCATACAACAAATTAAAAGAATTTGAAAAAGCTCCGCATTTAACGCACGGTAATATTTGTTTTACACACGTTCGGGGAGAAATTCCTCCACACGTTAAACCTGAAATTGACTTAGAATTATTTGCTCGCTGGGACGTTGTTCTAGCAGGAGATTTACATAGTTATGAAAACTGTCAGAAAAATATTGTATATCCTGGAAGTCCCGTTACTACTAGCTTTCATCGTCATAATGTGGACACTGGCGTGGTTATATTGGATTCCATCACTCTAGAACATGAGTGGCGAAAACTAAAGCTTCCGCAACTTATTCGCAAAACTGTTGGTGTAAGTGATCCTAAACCGCCAACTGATTACGATCACACTATTTACCAAGTCGAAGGCGATATGCAAGAACTTGGAGAACTAGAAGATTCAGATCTAATTGATCGTAAGGTAATTAAACGCGACACTGATAGTGCCCTGATCTTAGACTCAGAAATGTCTATGTCAGAAGAAGTAAAAGAGTATCTTACATATATTTTAGAATTACCGCAAGATACAATTGAACAAGTATTGAAAGAGTTTCAAAATTATGCAGACAAAATCGAATCTGAATAAAGCAGAAGTATGGTCACAAACTAACTGTCCAGCCTGTCAAGAAGCTAAACGTTTATTATCCAGCTACGGCATTGAATATGATGAGCGTATGTTAGGCGAAAAATATACTAAAAAAGATTTAATTGAAAAAGTGCCTAACGCTCGCAGCGTTCCACAGATTTTCCTTGATGGTGAATACGTTGGCGGCTTACCAGAATTAAAAAAGAGACTAGCCATAAATGATAACTATAAAACAACTACGATGGGCTAACGCCTTTAGCTACGGAAAAGATAATAAAATTGATTTTGTTGCTGCCCCATTAACACAACTTGTGGGCCGTAATGGTCACGGTAAAAGTTCTATTGCACTTATCCTAGAAGAAGTATTATTTAATAAAAATTCTAAAGGCATTAAGAAAGCAGATATTCTTAATCGCTATGTAAAAGATAAGTCGTATACAATTGAACTGGACTTTGATCGAGACGGAGTAGACTACACAATTAAGTCTAGTCGTGGAACTGCTCAAACAGTAAAGCTATTTAAGTCGGGTGTAGATATTAGCGCACACACTGCAACAGCTACTTACAAAATGATCGAAGATATATTAGGCTTTGATCACAAGAGTTTTGCACAGATTGTTTATCAGTCAAATGCATCAAGTCTTGAGTTTTTAACTGCTCCTGACACTGCTCGTAAAAAGTTTCTTATTGAAATTTTAAATTTAGGCAAGTATACTCGTGCTGCCGAAGTTTTTAAAGAAATTTCAACACAACTGTCAAAAGATATTGCTACAACGCAGTCTCAAGTTAACACAGTTGTTAGTTGGCTGAACAAGTACAAAGACACAGATTTAACTCTGCGAGAGTTTGTTAGTGTAGTTGAACTAGATGCAGAAGTACTAACAGAAGCCAGTAAGGTAGAGTCCAGCATTAACAGTATTGAGTCTACCAATAAAAAGATTTCACAAAACAATACTTATAAACAACTGCAGTCTAAAATTAAATTGTTGCCTATTCCTGACAGGCCAGTAGCAGATATTGAAAGTATCAAAGCTGAAGAAAAAGCTCTTAGTAATCAGGTAGTTGAGTTGCAAAAAACTGTAAAAGACAGTAAAGCGTTTGTACAAAAAATGACTAAACTAGAAGGCGTTTGCCCTACTTGTTTACAACCTATTGATACCCATAAAATTTCTGAAATAGTTGACGAGCAAGACCAGATTAGAAATAAAGCTGAAGCTGATATGAACAGACTTCATATCGAGTTAAACGATATTAACCAAGAATCTAGTAAATACTGGGATAGTTTGTTGGCCTGGCAAAATGCGCAGAAGTCTCAAGAAGATTGGGAAAAGTATCATAACTTAATTGATACAGAGTTACCAGAAGCCTTACTAGATAAACAAACTCTTCAGCAACAATTTACAGAATTGCAAAATTCAATTGCTGCTACCAAACGTAAAATTGTTGAGGCAGAGCAGTATAATAAAGAAGTAACCGCACACAATACTAAAGTAGACCTCGTATCTAAACAGTTAGTGGAAATGAACCAAGAACTGGAAACGTATAGTGGCAAGTTACATGAATTAAGCGAACGAATGAGTATTTTAAATGTTTTAACAAAAACATTTAGTACAACAGGTTTAGTAGCATACAAAATCGAATGCTTAGTAAAAGACTTGGAAGACATTACAAATAAATATTTGGTGGATCTAAGTGATGGCAGATTTCAAATTAGTTTTAAAATTAGTGCAAGCGACAAACTCAATGTTGTTATTACTGATAATGGAAAAGATATCGAAATACTAGCACTAAGTGGCGGTGAAAAAGCAAGAGTTAATGTGGCTACATTGTTAGCTATCAGAAAGCTAATGCAAACTCTTTCTAGTTCAAGAATTAACTTATTGATACTAGATGAAACTGTAGAAACACTTGATACTGATGGTAAAGAAAAATTAGTTGAAGTGTTACTACGCGAAGAACATTTAAACACTTTCTTGGTAAGTCATGGCTTTAGTCATCCATTACTAGAAAAAGTTAATGTAATTAAACGTAACAATATATCCCAAATAGAGGTATAATATGATTCTAGAACAAATTATTGGTGACGTAGTTGCCACTATTATTCGTGAGAGCGGTGAAAAAGCAACTTTAAAAGTAGGCGACTATTTCAGCGAACATGAGCGTTCAACGTTAGAAACAACTGGTACTGGTAAACTCGAAATTCGTATTGATCCAAACTGTACTATTGAAATTCGTTGCACACAAGTAGTAGAAGAAGTAGCAGTAGAAGAAGTCCCTGCTCCAGCTGCTAAACCAGCAAAAGTTGTAAAACCTGTTGAAGTTGCTAAAGAAGAAGTTATTGAACCCGCTAAAGAAACTCCAGAGGCATAAACATGCCAGCAGATTTTGAAATTAAAATCACAGGCATTGCTACTAGTACAGTAAATACTATGCCTGGAGTTATTAAACGAGTTGACTTTGTTGTTCGTGGTACAAAAGAAAATCATGTCTACGAAATAGCTGAAAGTACAGATTTATCAGATCCTGTACCAGAAAGTTTTAAAGCTTTGAATACTGTTTCCGAAGCAGATGTAGTTAACTGGGTGACCACTAACTATCCTAATCTTGAAGCTATTAAAGCACACGTTGAGTTTATGTTAAACTCACAAATTTCTAAAGGTCAGCTGCAACCAACTCCGTTGCCTTGGACTACTGAGTAATGGTTGTAGACGCTAGGGCCAAAGGTGCTAGAACAGAGACCACAGTACGTGATCTGTTAAAAAAGCATACTGGTTTAGCTTGGGAAAGGGTACCTGGATCGGGTGCTCTTGACCCTAAACATCAGCTTAAGGGCGATTTATACGTTCCTGGGCGAACTAACCTTTGGTGTGTAGAAGTAAAAGGCTATGCGGAAGATCACCTTACTTCACACTTATTAACATCAAAAACTCCGCAATTAGTAGAGTTTTGGGAACAAACTACTCGACAAGGTACGCAAGTTTCTAAAAAACCACTACTAATATTTAAATTTGATCGAAGCAAGGTATTTGTCGCATTTGACGAAATGCCTAACTCACAAAACTACCGATGTATTTATTATAACCACGAAAAGCACGAATTCTATGTTGCATTACTAGAAGACTGGCTTAAGTGGGAGCAACCACAATTTGTAACTTGACAAAACAGCTTAGCAGTAGTATAATATCAGATTAACACACAAATAATATGTCAAAAACATTTTCAAAAATCACAGAATCAGATCGTACTCTGCTAATTGTAGACTCCCTTAATCTTGCTTTTCGCTATAAACATAGCGGTGCTACAGATTTTGCTGAAGACTACTTACGCACAGTTCAAAGTCTTAAAAAATCATATAAAGCATCTCATGTGATTATTGCAGGCGACCAAGGCTCTAGCAGCTATCGCAAAGCTATTTATCCTGAGTATAAACAAAATCGTAAAGATAAGTTCGAGAATCAAACAGATGCTGAAAAAGCGGCATTTGAATTGTTCTTTGAAGACTTTACACGTACACTAGAACATATTGCTGAGTCAACAGATTATCCCGTCTTGCGCTTTCAAGGCGTTGAGGCTGATGATATTGCAGCATATATTGTATCAAAGAAATCAAAACTCCCTGTCGATGACATCTGGCTTGTTAGCTCAGATAAAGACTGGGATTTATTAGTTCAACCTAACGTATCAAGATTCAGCTATGTCACACGCAAAGAAGTTACAGTCGATAACTGGAATGACCACTATGAGTTTCAGCCCGAAGATTACATTAGTATTAAGTGTCTTACAGGTGACTCTGGTGATAACGTTTTTGGTGTGCCTGGTATTGGGCCTAAACGAGCAGTTAGTTTGGTTAATGAGTATGGCTCCACATATGATATTATTGCAAACATTCCTCTTAGTGGCAAGTATAAATACATCCAAGCACTAAATGAGTGTAAAGATACACTAGAATTGAACTATAAATTAATGGATTTAGTTACCTTTTGCGAAGAAGCAATTGGTACTGAAAATTGTAAACAAATTGATGAAACCTTAGAGTTATATTTAAAATGAACGGACAAGTAACAATTGGAAGTAGTATTTATACTACTGCCGCAAATTTTACCATAGACTGCCAATTAAAACCAGGAGCGCAACTCCCACAGCGTGCACACTACAGTGATGCTGGAGCAGACTTGTTTAGCTATGAAAACTTGGAGATTTATCCAGGCGAGCAAAAACTTGTTGATACGGGTATAGCAGTTAAAATTCCACAAGGCTACGCAGGCTTTGTATATAATAGAAGCTCTCAAGGAAAAAAGGGAATTACTATCCCTCACAGCGTAGGCGTGATTGATAGTGGCTACCGCGACACAATAAAAGTTTTGTTAAAAAATATCGGTGATGACCCTTATAAAATTACAGCTGGAGATAGAATTGCCCAGTTGGTTATACAGAAGGTTGAACTAGTTGGCTTTAAAGATATTTGGAACGATTCTTCCCGAGGCACAGGAGGCTTCGGATCAACCGGAACATAAAGGATATCATGGCAGTAAGCACAAGAGCACAAGTAATAACACGTCGTACGTATAATAGACCAGTCTCAGACGACGGAAAACAATTTGAAACATGGCAAGAAACAGTAGCCCGAGTTATTGATCACCAAGAATGGTTGTGGCAACGCGCCGCTGGTCGTGATCTAACAGACGAAGAGTATTCGGAACTTTACGACCTTGAACAGCTAATGCTGGATCGTAAAGTTGCCATGAGTGGTCGTACACTGTGGTTAGGCGGTACAGATGTAGCTAAAACTCGTGAGGCTTCACAATTTAATTGCAGTTTTACACACGTAGAGACTGTATATGATGTAGTAGATTGCTTATGGCTTTTACTACAAGGGTGCGGAGTTGGATTTAAACCAATTGTTGGCACACTAAATGGCTTTTCAAAGCCTATTAAAAATATCCGAGTAGTACGCTCAACACGTACAGCCAAGGGCGGATTAGAGCACAATGTTGAAACATTCGATCAAGAAACTAAGACTTGGACAATTCAAGTCGGTGATTCGGCGGAAGCATGGGCCAAGTCTATTGGTAAACTTATTGCAGGCAAGTATCCTGCTGATACCCTCGTACTTGACTTCTCTCAATTACGACCTGCTGGTGAAAGGCTAAAAGGTTATGGATGGATTTCTAGTGGCGACAGCGCTATATCCACTGCATATGTGGCTATTGCAAATATCCTCAATGGCCGTGCTGATAGTTTACTTACTCGGATGGATATTCTCGACATTGTTAATCATCTTGGTACCATTCTTAGTAGCCGCAGGAGTGCGGAAATTGCTTTGTTCGACTACGGACAACCCGAATGGGAAGAATTTGCCGTAGCTAAAAAAGATTGGTGGTTGTATAACAATAGTCACCGCCAACAGTCTAATAACAGTTTAGTATTCAAAGAAAAGCCACTAAAGGCTGACTTGCAGAAGATTTTTGATCTGATGCTAGAAGCGGGCGGTTCAGAGCCAGGATTTATCAATGAAGTTGAAGCCTTACGTCGTGCACCTTGGTTTAAAGGAGCAAATCCCTGTGTGGAAATCTTACTTGGGAATAAATCGTTTTGTAATCTCACAGAAACCGATATTGCTAAATTCAAAGGTGATACGGCAGGGTTACACAACGCGATTCGACTTGCGGCCCGAGCAAACTATCGTCAAACTTGTGTAAACTTGCAAGATGGTATCCTACAAGAATCGTGGCATTTAAACAACTACTTTATGCGCTTGTGCGGAGTGGGTTTAACAGGTATTGCTAAGCGCCCTGATATGACTGGTTACGACTATGAGTATTTGAAGCGTACTGCTACTGGTGCTGCAATTGGTATGGCTCAGGAATTAGGATTGCCTAGCCCTAAAAATATTACTTGTGTAAAGCCTAGCGGAACATTGAGTAAAATCATGGATACCACAGAAGGTATTCACAAACCTTTAGGAAAGTATATTTTCAACAATGTACAGTTTTCAAAATTTGATCCTATTGTTGAGGTATTACGTGCTGCTAATTACAACGTTGTTAATCATCCCACTGATGATAGCGGTGTACTTATTACATTCCCTGTTGAGTGGGCTGATGTTCCTTTCCATAAGGTTAGTGGAAAAGAAGTCAACCTTGACACAGCAGTCGAACAGCTCGAAAAATACAAACTGATTCAGACCAGCTGGACTCAGCAAAATACTTCAGTAACAATTAGTTATGATCCTTCAGAAGTACCTGAAATTATTGATTGGTTGTTAGATAACTGGGATTGCTATGTAGGTGTTAGTTTCATCTATCGCACAGACCCAACTAAAACTGCTAAAGACCTTGGATATCTCTATCTTCCACAAGAAGTAGTAGATGAACAAACTTTCCGCAACTATGTACAACAGTTAACACCAGTTAGCCTAGAAAACGCAAATAGTTTTGATGAAATTATGGGCGAAGAATGTGCTACTGGCGCTTGTCCAATTAGGTAATTATGGAACAAAAAGACGTTATTATTAATTTAAAGCTTACAATTGAGGAAGCCAATACTATTTTAGCAGGTTTACAAGAATTACCTGCAAAAGTATCAAACCCACTAACTAACAAGTTAGTAAAACAAGCTCAGGAACAGCTCCCACAAGAGCCAACTCCAGAAGAGTAAGCAAAAAAGAAGCCTTCAAGTTTACAGCTTGGGGGCTTTTCTATTTGCGGAACATAATTTTGTAGTAACGTGCATTTCTACTCCAGTAACCGTAAAACTAAGGTTGTGCTCACATATCAATCATGCTATAATTATCTCAGTTGCCAAGGTTTTGGTAACTGCGCGTGATACGCAGTATCATTTCTGCTTTAAAAGGAAGTTATATGGCAGATGAAACTGGCGTACCAGGATTAGATTCAACAGGTGATGTTGCATATAATATGGGTGCGCTTCAAGATAAAATAGATCAAGCTAATAACTACTATGATAAAGTTATGAGTGAGATCACAAAATTAAAGGATAAAGGTATGGCAGAAATTCTTCAACCAAGTGGTATGATGATGAGTGGTGGTGACGGCGGACTGGGGTTCGGCAGTGGTGGTGGATTAATCGGTGGATTAATTTTAGGCAGCTTATTGCGCAACAACGGAGGCCTCTTTAACAATGGTGACGGAGCAGCTGCAGCAGCTTTAGGTGGTGCACGTATTCCTCCTGAGCAATCAACAGCTAATATGCAATTAATGCAATCTATTGGTGCAGTTGATAAAGCAGTAGCTGTTAGTACTGCAGCAATGGAAGCCTCACAAGCTAATCAAACCATTGGTTTAACAAATCAATTCAATGCTACAACAGGGAGTTTAGCTACCCGTGTTGAAGGGGTTAAAGATGTTGTTAACACTAATATGGTTGCCTTAATGCAACAATTGAATGCATTAAATCAAACCACAATGGAAAATCGTTATGAATTGTCTAAAGACATTTCAGCTGATGGTGAAAAGACACGCGCATTGATCACTTCACAGTACGAATTGAACTTGCAACGTCAATTGGCTGATGCTAATGCTGAAATTATTGAGTTGCGTCACGACGGCCGCTTGGCTGAGCGTACACGTGGTATCGAAGTTACTACCACAAACAACATCAACCAAATGCAACAACAACAACAACAGCAAGCTCAGTACGGTGAATTGTACCGTGCTATCTGGGGCTTGAGCCAGTCTATTCGTGATAACAATAGCGCAATCAATGTTGGAAGCGGTACACAAACCTCAACCAACACACCAACTAATACTAACATTCGTTAATTAGTTTAAGCCTCCGCAGCCACAAGTTGTGGAGGCTTTTTTATAAGGAATAAATATGGATCAACGGCAAAGCTTGCCATTTGGTTGGCCTATGGCTCCATTTATACCTCCGGCACTGCCTTCACCTTATGTACCCGGAGGATGTCCTCCTATAGTAGATGATCGAGACTTATTTATAAATAGCAATGTAATTGGACCACCAGGACCACCAGGACCATCAGGACCACCAGGACCACAAGGGCCACAAGGTGAGCCAGGTAGTTTGGCAGATGTACCTGTTACACTAATAGATGAAGCAACTTATAGTCCTGGAGCAACAGAATATTATTTAGGCGTTATTTATGATGGCTCAGTTACGATTACTTTACCTGCGGGTACTGTCGGCAAAGTTTATGTTGTCAAGGATGCTGTTGGAGATGCTAACACGAATCCGATTACTGTGGTAACTACTGGATCAACTATTGATGGGCAGACAAGTTATATATTAAACACAGATTGGGGCTCAATTAGTTTAATTTACAATGGTATAGAATGGAATGTGGTATGAGCTACAATCAACCTTTAGCCTCAACTTCAGATTATGGTGTAATGAAAGTTGGTAGTGGTTTAACTGCTGTAGACGGCGTAGTTAGTGCTTCGTCAGGATTAGTTTTAAACTATGGTTTTTATAGTAATGGTACACAAACAAATCCAGTTGCAAATCAAGTCAATATAGGTACATTTAGTACTATAGGACCAAATAATGGCGTTAGTTTAGTAGGCGGTAATACTCTTAGAGTAACTAATGCTGGTGTATACACGGTGCTATTTACTACCACAATGGCAAAAACTAGTGGCGGTACTAGTTCAATGAGTATTTGGTTACGGTACAATGGTGTAGACGTGCCGGGATCTAGGCAGGACCTAGAACTAATAAATACCTTATCAATAATATTTACAAGCGGCAATTTTACTCTAAATATGGCTGCTAATAGCAATTTACAATTCTGTTGGTCTAGTGCTGATACAACAGTCAATCTCAGTGCATTGCCTGCTGGCGTAAACCCTACAAGACCCACAGGCAGTAGTTTAAAAGTTACAATGACTAAAATTAGTTAAAAGGGGGAAAAAATCATGGCATTTAATAGTCCATTAGCCTCGACCACTGGCTACGGTGTGGTTAAAGTTGGAAGCGGTGTAAACGTAACCAATGGTGTTATTTCTGTTATTGGCAACGGTATAGTTAATACTCATGCAATTAACGATGCTGCAAGCCCATATACTATTGATAGTGCGGGTGCAACGCCTAACTACTATATAGGGGTAGACGGAGCAGGAGCTGGTGTTACAGTTAATCTAACGGCAGGTATAGAAGGCCGTGTACTTGTAATTAAATCAGAAGCTGGACAAACTAGCGATATTACAATTACACCTAACGGTGCAGAAACTATTGAAAATGTAGCAGGAAGTTATACTATCTTAGCTGCAACAGATGGTGCAGTTACACTAATATTTAGTGGAACAAACTGGAATGTAGTATAAAACAAAAAAGCCCGCTATATTGCTATAGCGGGCTTTTCTTTTATTTTTGAAGTTTTAAGATTTCGTGTACAACTAATGCGCGTTGTGCCATAATATGGTCTCGTTTTTCACGACTCCAACTAAAGCCACCATCGCCGCCCCACATATCCCAAGCTACTCGTCCTTTTGATGGAAAACCTTCTTCTCCACTATTGAAACCAGTTGCTTTTTTATCTACTTCATGACGGCTAAAGAATGAAAACATTCGTAACACAGTTGAAGCAGATAACTCTTCACGGTCTTTTAATTGATTGGCTCGTGCTAAACCAACTAGTGTACCTCCAGGTTTACCCTCTTCGTGCCATTTTAGTGCACGTTTGGCTGCACTAGCCATACCTTCTGTAGGTTTAAACATTTCTGCCATAATTTAATCTCTATAAGCTAAAATAATTTGTTTACACATCTTGGATCGGACGATATCGTCATCCATGAATCGGACTACTTCAATATCTGGGATTCTATCTAATCGATTGATAGCGTCACTTAGTCCACTATCTGGAATGTCCGATTGATCTACATCTCCTGAAATAATCATTTTACAGTTTTTACCAATACGCGATAGCAGCATCTTCATTTCTTCTTTTGTGGCATTTTGTGCCTCATCAAGTAGAACAATGCAATTGTCAAAAGTTGCACCACGCATGAAACCCAGTGGTTTAGGCTCAATTGTTTTTGCTTTTAATGCGTACTCATAGAAACCTTTTCCAAGGCTACGAGTAAACACGCTATCAAAAGGTTCTAGATATGGAGCATATTTCTCCTCTAGTGTACCTGGTAAGAATCCTAGCCCACGTCCTGTTTCAACGTTGGGTCTAGTCAGAATAATTTTCTGAATACGTCTATGAAAGAGTTCTCCCGCAGCATACGTTGCTGCTACATACGTTTTACCTGTTCCTGCACTACCTACACCAAATACTATTTGATTAGACTGAATTGCTCTAAGATACTCCGCTTGTATAAAGTTTAAGGGTTTTACATCTGTAAATCCGTACTCTATAGGGTTGCGTTCCAACTGTACTACGTTGTCACGTCTTGCTCTTTTACCACTTGCCATAAACTTCCTTGTAAGGTTGATAAAATCGGTCTGCTAAGTTATATTATAGCAGACCTGCATATGTCTGTCAAATATAAATTTATTTCTTCTTAGCGTCTTCGACTTTATTACCTTCAAGTTTTTGGTGCACCTTGATAGTTTTGCACTCTTGTGCAGTACTACCGTCTGCCTTTTTAACTGGTTTACCTGATTTGTCCATTTTGTCTTTACAGACTTGTTTGGTCTCTGCTTCGGCAAATGCTGAAACCAGTGCTAAACTGGTTACAATTGCTAAAATAACTTTTTTCATTTAATTTCCTTGGTTGGTGCAAACTTTTCGCTTGCTGTAAATCCTAAGCCTGCAATTACAATATACATCATAGAATCAAATAATTTTTGATCTATTTGATGCCCAAGTATCATTGCCACAAAAGCCGCAGCACATAGTAAAAATGCTAAAAAAGTAATTACTCGTTTACTACTAACTGTTGGATCTTCTGATAACATAGTCTTTAACCGACTCATTTAGATCTCCGGATGTGGTGCTTGTACTGGAGCAGGTTTGCCGTTAATATAAGTAATTCCAGGAGTACTAGGCGCTGCACTAGTTCCATTAAATCCAGCAGTTGTCTGAATTGGGCTTGTAAACTGTGGCTCTATTTTAACAGGATTAGCTTTGGCATAAGTATTTGAATTTTCTTGCGCTTGTTTAATCATATCGCGCTTCATTTCCATTTCTTCTTTGCTACCGCCTGCTAACATAATTCCGCTTAGCGTACCTGTTAAAAAGGTAGCAATTGGAATAATCATTTCAAAAAACTTTTGATCGATTGGGCTAATAGCGTTTAATGGCTGTGTAATAAAAATAATTGAATATAATACTACGAATACGATTCCAGTTAAGGTAAGCGCAAGACAAATGCCAATAAAAAATTTCAGGCGCGCCATTAGCTGATCTTCAGTATAAATAATTGTGTTACTTTCCACAATTAGCTCCTTGTGTTGGTGTTGTACATTGCGGCGTTACCATAGGTTCTGTTCTGGTTGCTGGAGGGCCAAGTCTTGGATCTCGCTGGCCTTTAAATATATGTTCTGGGCAAGTTCTTGTAACATCGCATATAGGTGGTTTACAGAAGTCTTTGTCCCAATTTGCAGGATCTTGACAAGGATAGCGAAAGCTTTCTTTGCCACAAAATCCTAATGCTAATGGTAATACTAATAATATTGCTGCCCATTTAAACAGCTTTAAATCATTGTGCATTGTTATAGGCCTATTTTTCCTAGTAATAAGTTAACGATTTTGTCTGATAGATCGTTTGGTAAGAATTTTAGAAATCCAAGAAAATACATGGCAACCATACCATACACACATATTCTTAAAGCTAAATCAAAAGTTTTTTGATACTCATTCATCGACCACATCCTTTAGCACACAAGTCGCCTAATTCGTTGATACCAACAAAGATTAAGAATAGTACAAAAAAGACAACTCCAACACCTATAGCTATATCTGTGTAAAACTGTTCTTTTTCTTTTGCGGCTTTTTCAGCGTCTTTTAATTTACGAAGTGCAATGGCATCGTCACGATCCATTTCCGCTTGACGTGCTTTGATTTTGTTCCACACATCAATCTTGCCTGTTTGCATAAACAGCATTTTTAGTTCTTCTTCAAATGCACGCGCTTGTTCTAGTGCCATTTCAATTTGAAGAGCAGTGCCCATGTTGTTGCCCCCGCCACTACGTTTGGCTTCAATTAAAGCCTTAGTCGCAGTGCTTTTAGCATCAAACATCTTACCAATCATAGGGGCTAATGACCCTAAATCGTTAGCAACTTTCGAAGCCTTCTTGACCATACTAATGGCCGACTGTATCCCCGCTAGAGCGGTCATCGGATCTATCATACTTACCTCCTATGGGCGCTTACGCCACTTTAAACATATTACTTTTCTATTATATACGTCTCCAGACCATGTCCACCGAACACACTCGCGTTCAGGTGGTACATAACCTAATGTTATTGAAATTAACCAAGCTGTGATCAAGGCTTAGCCGCCAAAAATGTGTAAAGCATGTTCATAATGCTTTTTACGATCTTCTAGTCCAATTGTACCACCATTGATACGTTTGGTTAGGGTCAAGATATCGCCTTTATCTGCCCATTGATTTAAATTGTTTGTTTCCCAAAACCAGCACGCCGACTGTGCCGCACCTTCAAATGTTTCCATATAGTCTGAAGCTTGTTCTGGTGTTAAGTTCAAACTAGCAGCAAACCAAAAATAATTGTCTTTGCCAGTTAGTTGAATCAATCCACGCCCACAGTATCGATACCCATCGCCTGATGCTTCGTCACCATTACCCATGCGGTTAGCGTAAACTCGGTTTGCAATCTTTTCTGGTTTATTTGCATATTGCTGTGCAATTTCATCAGTAGGAAAATATTTGCCAAATGTTTTGCGTAGGCTAGCTGCACGATAATTTAAGTTTTCTTTGATTGCACGAAATCCACCTGACTCATGTGCACATTGCGCTAAAAAAGCCGCCATACGTGCGGGGGTATTAATCTCATAGTCTGGTAGTAGCTGCACCAGCGCATGATGCCAGTGTTCAATATAAGGATTTTTATCGACAATTTGTTTTAGTTGCTCGATTTTTAGTTCCATTATTTTACGCTTTCATAGATGGTTTTTTGTTCACGATACCAGCGTTGCCAGGCTTCTAACTTAACTGCACACAAGTAATATTCTGAATAATTAACAGTTACGGTTTTTGCCACATCCGACAGTTTAGTAGACTCTTCCAGTTTTTGTAAGTTAGGACAAGACTCTTGTACTAGTGTACCTGGTGCTTGTGGAAATTTTGCTGTAACTGGAACAGTTGTTGAGCAACCCGTTAACGCTAAAGTTAATGTTAATGCTAACAGTTTCATTTCTTTGGTGCCTCTGCTGCACGATTATGTGCGGTTACAAATTCTTTGGGTATCACACAAGTAGTATCAAACTTGACTACTTCACGATCCACATATTTGACTATATCACGACCACGCTCACGAACTACTTGAGTTTTTGCAGCACTAACTTCAACAATCTTAGTATTGAGTTCAGCACTTTGTGCTTCTGCTTGTGCAACTTTTGTTTCTAATTCTTTGACTCGTAACAACCAAGCATCATTGTTGCTTATAGCACCTATCATGTAAACGCTAGCAATAATTGCTACAGCACTTGCAACTTGAATTAATTCTGCTTGAGGTATTACTTTAATAAAGTGTGTAACTAAAAATCCTATTACACCACCGAACAGAATTATATAAAATAACCAATTGGGTAAAAATTGTAGTATCCACATTACTTTGGTCCTCCATAGTGATACCAATAATCAATCCACTGTTGTTCGTATTTCAGGAAACAGTTCTTTATGTATGTACTCATGGACTTGATCATCATTGAATCCTAGTGATTTTAATACTCTGGGAGTATGTGGGTTACATTTTTGTTGCTGACAGTAATAATTTTGCTTTTCAGTAAAATTATGTTGTGCTACCATATCTTCGTACTTTAATGCTGGACGATGGTGTTTTAAGTTGTCCAAGTAATAAATAAGTGACTTCTTGCTTATTTCTAAGATAACACTTAGTTCAAAGTCTGTGTTAATATTACCTGCAGCAACCATGCGGTTAGAAAATATATTACGAGCCCATTCAGGTAGTTCACGTGGTTTAGCCCATTCGGTGGGTTCTACTAATTCTTGAAACCACTTGCACATTGGATGCTCTGGATCACCTACAGGACTAAAATCTAAAAAAGCCCCTGTGATTTTATTTGTGCCGGCTACAATATCAAACCCATAAATAGGTGCTGCATCATATGTATGTGGAAATACACACAGGTGCATCATATACAACTTTTTAGATTCCGATACGTCAATAACATCTAAGTTACCACGTCGGAACCAACAGTTACTAAAGTTTCGGGTGTACCATTCTGAGGTGATTTCTGAAGGCGAAGAAAAAGCCCGCGCAGCTAAAATTGCTTCCAATTCTGCTGCATGAGCTTTTAGTTTATTGAATATTGTGCTCATTGGCTAGTTCCGTAAATAATTGAATAGCACAATCAAAGCAATAGTTTGCTTCCGAAGCCATAGAAGTATCTAGTTTACTTCGTAGAGTTTCAATCAACTCTTTACGATTTTTAAACTCGTACATACTACCACTGCCAGGAACACAGCGCTTAATCATCTGACCACCATACATATCGCCCATATGTCGTACATACAAGTGTGCTAGTATCTGTTCGTCAGATAAGTTACACACAAGATAGTGAATATACTTGTGTGTACTTGTATACAGTTTACACCCACTAATCTGTAACTCCTCAAAGTCCTGCCAAATTAGTGGCGCGCGTCGTAATCCTGGTAAATCGTCTAGCAATCCACGAATATTAGCTACACTTTCAAGTGTGTGGTATACAGCGTGTTGATTGTACAAAAAATCAGCGTATACTACTGGGCTGATGTTTTTTGATAAAACTAATTTTGTGAATGGGTGAACTTCTGCACGCTCATGCGATTCATGTGTTAGTTCTTTTAGAGTAGTCATAAATTTTATTGGTTTTTGTCATATCAGCACAAGTATACTTTTGATAGCTTGCTGCCAACTGCTCAGGCATTGGTATAGTTTCAACGGGTACACTAAAAGTTTCGGCTACTTCTAAGAAGCTTTTTGCAGTACCAGTACCAATGTTAAATATTCCTGATTCTTTGCTGTTTAAAAAAGCCAGATGAGTAGCAATGACCTGCTCAACTGGTACAAAATCTCTGCGATACTTATCGCTGTTTTCAAATACTTTTATCTTACCAGTTTCACGGGCTTGTTTACCAAACTGATGGTAAGGGCTAGCTTGTGAGCCTTTGTGATCTTCGTGTGGACCGTAAACATTAAAGTATCGAAATCCTTGTACTATGTTACCGCCTTGATGTTGTTGGTGATAGCGTTCAAATAAGTACTTTGACCAGGCATATGCATTACGTGGGTCTGGTGGTGCTGTTTCGCAAAAATCAGTTCCAAGACCGTATACACTAGCTGAACTAGAATACTGTAAATTTACTCCATAGGTTTTACAAGCTATAAATAGTTGCCTACTAAAATCATAGTTTTGACGCAGTACTTTGTCAACGTCACGTTCAGTAGTAGAACTAATAGCTCCAATATGAATAACCCAGTCTTGTTCCATAATGCTAGGCATATTTCCATCCGACCACTCAAAAGTGTTAATCTCATGGTCAGTATTCTGCAAGGCTTGTAACATATTTTGCCCAATAAAGCCACAGTGTCCTGTTAGTAAAATTTTCATTTAAAATATGTGCCTACATTAAAGGCTTTGTCATCAATCCAAACGTCGTAGGCTGGTTTACCTGTTTGCGCTGTGGTATACTTAACACCCCAGTCATTTAATTGTTGGAGCGTAAGTTCTAGCCAATCTTTACCACTATTGCTACCACGAGCAGTCCAGTAGTGAATCTCATTGCCAGCATTGTAAAGATTATTAAAATGTTTTATACGATATAGGTAGGGTTCTGCATCGGTATAATTGCCATTGGTTAAGGTACATATAGTACCATCAATGTCTATAATGTATTTCATTGTTGACTATCGCCTTTGCCTACACGATAGTTATCTTCTACCGAATCTGGTGTTGATACTTCAATGATAGTGCCTGCTTCTAAGCAGATTAATTGATGTGGTAGTAGTGGTGGATTATGCCAAACACTACCCGAATTAAGTTCATGCACTACTTGACTAGCATTAGCTGTATTGATAACTACTACCTTAAACTTTCCGCTAAGCACATACCAAGTTTCATCTTTTTGTGCGTGAAAGTGCATTGAAAAACGAGCACCAGTATTAAACTGCAATAGTTTACCGCAGTACTTGTCATTGGTTGCCCAAATGTTTTCTGAACCCCAGCCCTTTTCTACAAAGCCTTCAAGCCGCATTTATTTCTTTCAGTTTAGGTGCATAAACACCTGTGTGTTTTACAGTTACAGAAGCTGCACGATTGGCAAATTCAATTGCTTGTGGAATACTGTTGGTATTTAAATACTCGTATACCAGTGCAGATAAAAAAGTATCTCCGGCACCACACACATCGGCAACCTCTACTTGAGGTGCAGGATATGTCGTATCCTTGTAGCGGGTACCGTCTTTACCCAATGTAACAATTAGATTATCTGATAGTGTTTTAGCCAGTGAGTATTCTAGGCTATTGATTTTTACAAAAGCTCCATTAAACCTAGCCAAGTCAGTTTTCTTTGTATCAATAAAAACTGGGCCGTTAAATTGTTTAAGTATAGTTTCTACTAACTCGTAGGTTACTAGCCCTTTATTATAGTCGCTGACTACTACTGCATCGTATACTGGAGGTATTAATGTTTCTAAAATTAGTGGTTGTGCAGGCTTATCTTGGTCTAACCGCATTATGTGTTGTTTAGACCTGGCATCAATAAATCTTGTTTTTGTACTTTTTTCACCACTTAATGTAGCAACATTGCAACCCAGTGCAAGTAAATTTTCTTCTACATTACCCGCCATTCCACGCTTGGTTTCTTTATTATGTGGAACAAATACTGGTACAGGTGCTTCTGGACTTAGTCGGTCAATAGTTCCATAAATGTACTCATCCGTACATTCGTCTCCGATCAATAAAATGTTCCAGTATTTGGGTACTTGAGTGAGGTGTTGTTCTGCTATAAAATCTAAGTTCTCGTGCATATTCCGAACCAATTACGGTTTTATCTTTATAATCTGACCCAACAATCATTATGTCAGGCCTAAGTATTTTTACTGTTTGTGTTAGTTCTTGATCCGTATCAAAAATTACTACTTCATCAACTGCTTTTAAGTTTTCAAGTAACTTCATTCGGTTATATTGTGGATTAAAAGGTCTATCCATTCCCTTTTTGCTGGCGACTCGGCTGTCCGAATCTATCGCCACCAGTAAAAAGTCACCTAGACTTTTTGCATAATTCAGCAAGTCTAGGTGGCCTGGATGTAAGACGTCAAAAGTGCCGTTTACAAATATTTTCATTATTTAACGCAACAAGCATTTTGTTGCTGAGTTTGTTGTTGTGTTACAGGAGTAAATTTCTTACTGGGTCCTGCTCCTGATTTAACAGTATCTACAATTAAGTCTTTGGTTTCTTGGCTAAGTAACATAAGTGATTCATTTGCGCGATCTGTAAATATATCCTGAGTAATACGAATAGGTGAATATTCTCGTAATCCTAAACCATTATCGATAATAGTAAAGTTCTCGTTATCGGGATAACTGATATTTTCGGGAAAGGTGGCTCCAATTACAACTGTGGCTTTTTTACCCAAGGCATTGGCATAGTGTTGTCCAACACTATCACACCCTAAGAAATAATCGCAAGCATCAATAATACCTGTCCACTGTAACAAACTAACATTTTCAGGATGTGCTACTCTTGTACTAAAAGTATAAGGTATTTTAATACTTGACATAACTACAACGCAGTAATCTTTGCTGAGTTCTTCAATAATTTCTACTGTGTCTTTTAGTTCAAAACTACGACCACTTTCGTCAATAATAATATTTCCATCTAATTTAGCACCGCTGCCAAAAGGTTGAAATACTATTACTTTCTCTTTTCCAAGTTCAGCACGAATTTGGTTAAGCAAGTTAAACCCAACAATTTCATCAGATTTACCAACAGAAATAGACAGTGGTTTAGTCTCCGGCACTTCTGTTAAATCATTTACTAGCATATCAAAAGCTTGAATTAAGTTAGCTTTTTGATTGAAATAAGCATTTAATCGATAAGGTTCTAAACTAATCAGATTTTTATCTCGTAATTTATCTTTAAATAAGCCTTTATGGTTTACTGGATAAACATTATCTTTTAAGATAGGACTAAGTAAGAATAAATCTAACCATGCCTCCACAACTATTACTGCGTCAGCATCTACATTTTGTACATAGTGCTCTAAGGCTGGGATGGCGCATAATACACGACCTATTCCGCCATTAATAAAAAATGCTTTTTTCATTTATAATCAAGTCCTGGCATAGTAGCAGGATCATCTAGTAGTACATGGGGTCTCCAAGGGTTACCCTGTACAGTATTTTCTGTAACTATATCAAAGGCTAATGATACCCGCAAAGATTCATCTTCACACTTATCACTCCAATGATGCATCCAGCTAGGAAATATAACTATTTTTCCTGCTTCTGTTGTGACTGCACCGCACGTTTTAGGATAAGAAGCATCGTGCATGTATAAGCTAGTATTATTAGTTGTTAAATAATAAGTAGCTGCAAGATATGCTTCTTCACCATCAATATGACAGTGTGGACTAATCCACTCTCCTGGCCTTAGTATATTTGCCCATCCATGTATGTAGGCTTTAACGCGAGGATATCTTAAATTAGCTAGATTAACTAAATAATGCTCTCTTACTAATTTAAGCAGCTGATCTATTTCAGGTATCTTTTCAAATCGTTGTAGATGTTCGCCACCTAAACCAACAACATCATCAAATAAATTATGTTGTTTCCACTGCTGTGTGTACTGATAAGGGTCTGTGGACGCTTTAGGTACGCTACTTACAAGCTCTTCTTTGCTTATAATAGTATCTTCTAGGTGTACAACGTAGTCGTAAAGAGTTTTAATAAACTCTTTACTTCCGTCTTTTGCAGTATAAATAGGTACTTTAAATCGCTTTCCAAATTTAGTATTAGGTACTGGACCTTCTAAAAATTCTGTACCCATTCTTATTCTTCTGCTTGTAGATTATATGGAACGTGAATAAGCTGATTTGTTTCTGGCAAGTATAAATACTGCAAATCACTATTGCGCAGTGTGTTTAATGCATCCCCAATAGTTTCTACTAGTGGGTCACCACCTAAATTAAAACTAGTATTAAACAAAATAGGTACACCAGTTTTTTCATAGAACTTTTCAATAAGCTCATAATAATGCTTATTTTGCTCGGGTGTTACAGTTTGAATTCGGCAACTTCCATCCACATGAATGATACTTGGAACTTTCTCTGCTACTCCGGGTTTGCAGTCTACTGCATACATCATAACGGGACTATCTTCCATGCCACGTAAATCAAACCAATCGTGAACATGTTCAGCTAACATAGATCCTGCGAAAGGTCTAAACCACTCACGATGCTTGACTTCATTAACAATATCTTTGCCATTAGGAACTCGTGGATCGAATAAAATACTACGATTTCCTAGTGCTCGTGGACCTGCTTCGCTTCCGCCCTGATATAAACAAACAATATTACCACTAGTAATTAGTTCAATAACCTCATCTTTGGTTACTGTACTAATTTGCTCGTCGTGGTGTAGCTCAATATTATAGCCACCATCTCGTTCAAAGTAGTTTGGGCCGTGGTAAATAGTAGTTTGTTTGCGAATAGTCTTATCGCCACTAAATTCGTGATAAACAAGTTTAGCCGCTCCAATACAAGTACCGCCATCATGAGCAATTGGCTCGCAATACAGTTTAGTACCTTCTGGCAAGTGTTTTAAATATTCGTAATTTGCTACGCAGTTTAATCCAAAACCGCCAGCAATACATACATTTTTAATACCGGTACGTTCAATAGCATCTTTGATTAAGCGTACCATTTGCATTTGTGTAGCTTCTTGTACAGCATATGCTAAATCTTTTTTCATATCTAAACTATCAGTATCCAATACTGGATTAGCTACTTTATCGATATGAGCCCCGTTGGGGTAGTTTGGAACAAATAAGTTACGATTACTTAAGTTACGACTTTTTGGTCCTAAAAAGATCTCTGGAATATCTGGGTTGGGTTTGCCATATGGTGCTAATCCCATAGCTTTTCCAGCTTCGATAAATCCAAACCCACAATAGTCTGTCATAGCCTCATAGCATTTTGTAATGCCTGGGTGATCTGTGAAAATTACATCGTGTAGTTCTTCATGTCCTCTATGTGCGTGAGGTACTTGAAGCTTTTCATAGGCTGTTTGTGGTCCGCGAACTCCAATATGCTTAAATTTAGTAGTAAACTTAGCAGGATATTGCGCGCTAAAGATTGTCTCTAATTCCCAGCCTGTAGTATCCCCAAGCGGAATAAATGTTCCTGCTCCGTCCACAATTAAAACAGCAGCTTCTTCAAATCCACTATTATAAAAAGTACACGCAGCATGCAATTCATGGTGAATACCGCCTAAGTCAATTACTTGCGGATGGTCACGTCCATTATACTTTTGATCAATTAATCCGAGTTTTCTGGCTAATCCTGTATACATATCATCGCCAGTAAAATCAATTTTACCTGCATGTTCAAGAGGTTGCGTATGTGCAACTACAAGATAATCTAATTTATCTGTATACTCTTTGATTTTCATCATACCTGCAAAAGGTCCGCCATCATATTTTTTTCTTGATAATCGCTCTTCTTCTACATAAAAAACTAGTTCACCATCTTTTAAAAGGCAAACTGCTCCGTTATGGCCCCGTGTAATCCCGGCAATCCATTGTGTCATTAAGTTATCTCCGTGTACATATGTTACAATATAAAATTATAGGGTTGGGCTATTGTCCAACCCTATATAAAAAATTTTACTATTGCTACATTATACTTTATTTAAATTATATAATCAAGCGTATTTTTATTATACCTGTGGAGGTATTACAGG